CTATCGCTTTCTTGGAGATGCTCAGCGACCCAACGCTTGACTTGCAGAGTAAGGTTGCTAAGTTCTTTAATGCTGGCATCCTTCGCACCCGAAACAACAACCGGGACGTGTACTTCAACTTGCCAAACAACAAGAGCAAGATGCTTACGGTTCCATTCGGCGAGTCAATGAATTACATTGTGTCGTCATACCTCCAGAGCGACGAAGGCATTGAGACTCTGAAGCTTTTGGAAAACAACCTGTAACGCAGGACTTGCTATACACAGAGAGGGGCCGCAATTTAGCGGCCTCTTTTTTTTAAGTATCTTTGTGAAAACGATTTGAGATGATAAACTCAGTAAGGAATACTGTACTATCAGTAATAAATAAAAACAATTACGGATATATCTCGCCAGCAGATTTCAATCTGTTTGCGAAACAGGCGCAGCTTGACATTTTTGAAGATTACTTTTATAAGATTAATAATCAGATTAACAAGGAGAATGCCCGCATGTCAGGCACTGGCCTTGCTGACGTTACCAAACAACTTGAGGAAGTTGTTTCCTCATTCTCAACATCCGCTGAGCTTTCAAACTTATCTGACAACAGCTACTTTGTGCCAAGTGACTGCTATTACTTAAACGTATTGCAATACAACCCCACTGGAGTTGAGATTGAGCGCATTGAAGAGAGTAAGATTCGCAACCTAACGGCATCGACACTGATGGCTCCAACGACGGCGTTCCCATTGTACGTGTACCGAGCCGTTAGCGCATCAGCAATAATCCTTGGCGCAACATCAGCATCTTCTGTAGATGTTTACCCAACAACTATTACCGGGACCTCAGACGTTAGCGCGTTTTACATTCGCTACCCTAAGGATCCCAAGTGGACATTCCAAACCTTGGCAAATGGAGAGCCTATCTTCAACCAGACTGCGGTAGACTATCAAGACTTTGAGCTCCCTCTTTCGGACGAGCCGTCACTGGTAGTTAAAATCCTTCAGTATGCTGGGCTGTCAATTCGCGAAGCAGATGTTGTCAACTTTGGCAACACAGAGGAGCAGCAAGAAAATATAGCAGAAAAATAAGACATGGCATATCTAACTCAGTATCAGTACTATGCAAACTCAGGCGCATCTCCAGAAGATGCAAACTGGGGTTCATACCAGTACACTAGCCTTTCTGACATCGTCAACAACTTCATGTTGATCTATGCGGGGAATAATGAATTGGTTAATAACATCAACCGATACCAAGTGTTGTTTCATGCCAAGCGCGCAATTCAGGAGCTCAACTACGACGCGTTCAAGGAGGTCAAAGCCCTTGAGTTAAGTGTTGATAGCCAGCTTCGTTTTGTTTTACCCTCTGACTATGTCAACTGGGTGCGCATTTCAATGTACAAAGATGGCGTCATCTTTCCGCTGACTGAGAACATTCAGCTCAATAGCGCAGCGGCATATCTTCAGGATCAAAGCGGACGTATTTTATTTGACGAGACGGGGAATATTTTGCAGCCTCAATTCTCTAATCTTGATTGGGCACGAATCACCGGACAACAGAAGAGCATCTACCTCAACGAGAACAATCCTATGTTTGACGGACAGGCCGGATGGAACTTTGAAGGAAGCTGGTACTTCGAGTATGGAATTGGAGCGCGCTACGGCCTTAATACTGAGACCGCAAATGCTAACCCTACGTTCCGCATTGACAAGAAAGCTGGCGTAATTAATTTTAGCTCTGGCATGGACAATCAATTGTGCCTGTTAGAGTATGTGTCCGACGGCATGGAGAGTGGAGACATAAGCGCCATCAGCGTCAACAAGATGTTTGAGGATTATGTATACGCATATATTCGTTATGCCATCCTGTCTGCTAAATTGGGGGTTCAGGAGTATATCGTGAATCGCTCACGAAAAGAGAAGACAGCGCTACTGCGCAATGCTAAAATTAGAATGAGCAACATCCACCCCGGACGCCTATTGATGAGCTTACGTGGTCAAGATAAGTGGCTTAAGTAATATGGATATCCAAACAAACTTCATTAAGGGTCGCATGAACAAGAGCGTCGATGAGCGCATCTTGCCCATGGGTGAATACCGCGACGCCTTAAACATTCGACTTGGCTCTACGGAAAACTCCACCATTGGTGCTATCGAAAATAGCAAGGGTAATACACAGCTCACAACGGTCGAGTATAATGGATCCCCACTGTCTGCGACAGCTGTCTGTATTGGGGCATATGAAGACGGGACTCGTGAGACCATGTACTGGTTTGTTCATGACCAAGTAGCAGGCGTAGATATGGTTGTGTCATATAACACAAACATCAATGCCCTTTCTTATCATGTGGTGTCTACATCTGTACTTAATTTCAACCCAGAGTATTTAATTACTGGAGTTAATTTGATTGATGACATGTTGTTCTGGACGGACAACCTCAACCCTCCGCGAAAGATTAATATCACTCGCAAGTATCCAGCACCCATTGCTGGGGTCGATCAGATTACTGAGGTTGACATTAGCGTTATCCTAACTCCCCCAATCCAATCTCCAGACATTCAGTTTAAGATTGTAGCCGGACGGGAGAATTACTTAGATACTCGCTTTATTTGTTTTGCGTACCGATATAAATACTTAGACGGGCAGTATAGCGCACTATCTCAGTTCTCTTCTGCTGCATTTTGCCCATCTCCGTTCAATGTCAATGAACAGTCGTTTGCTAACGATGGCATGACGAACCTATTCAACGGTGTGGATGTGTCGTTCTACACGGGCGGAGATGAAGTTGTCGGAATTGATCTTTGCTTTAAGCAAATAAATTCAAACGTCATCAACGTCATTCAGAAGTTCTCCAAGGAGGAACAGGGGTGGGCAGACAACACCACGCAGACGATTGAGTTTTCCAACAGTAAGATTTACTCAACGCTACCGCAGAGCGAGCTGCTTCGTTTGTTTGATAACGTGCCACTAAAGGCCAAGGCTCAAACGGAGATGGGTAACCGCATCTTTTACGGAAACTATGTTGAGGGTTATGATGTCACTGAGACAAATGGAGACCCCATTCTTATTGATTACACGGCAATTCCAATCAGCGAAAGCGCATACCTAGAGCAATTAGAGGTTGAAATTGTCAACGGCACAGCAAGCTATAACATATCCGGCATAGGAGCGCCGGTTTTGCCATACGTAGATTCTGCAATTAATTTAGACTTTGGTGCTGTTACACTACAGCAGGGGGATGTTGTCACTATAGACCTAGAGCTAAAGTATTATATTAATCAGTCTACATCTCCATACGGAGGGCAGCAGATAAGTAAGTTTCCGGCTTCTGTAACATTTGTTCTTGACGCCAGCTATGCCACGGCATATGACCTTTTTAATAGTTCGGTGTTTCAAGATGCCATTGGCACTACAGGGAACATTCAGCCAATTGCCACGGCGTGTGAGGGCATAACGCTTACTGATAACTTCGCATGTTCTGCTAATACCCCGGCGGATCCGACCATCGCTCCAGACGCTTCTTGGGCTAAATACGGATACGGCATCACCGCAATCCCTTCGCCCTTTGGCACGTTCTCGTCCCCGGGAAGTAACATCATTAACATTCAGGTGCCCGCAATGGCGTACCAGCGAAGTGATGATCCCCTTGAGTTCTTGTATTTTTATTTTCAGGTCGATAATGTTTCTGTTGGATACATTAAAAGGAACTACAATCGCAGTCTTCACAGCAATGCCGACTATGAGATTGGGGTTGTGTATATGGATAAATACGGTCGCAACACAACGGTCTTAACGTCTGAGAACAATACGGTGTTTTTCCCCATAAGCGTTTCAGAGTCAAGAAATTTTGCTCAAGTTAGATTTAATAGCTTGGCGCCCCCTTGGGCCTCTCGTTATAAGTTTGTAATGAAGCCATCTATTGCTGGGTATAACACTGTTTACGTAAAAGCCACGGACATTTACAACTCTGTGGATCTTGGGTACTGGTTCAAGCTCGAAGGCCAGAACCAAACAAAGTTTTCTGTTGGCGATACCCTGATCGTAAAGACGGACTCGTTTGGTCCGATGAATAACGTGGTTGAGGTTGAGGCCCTTGACATTCAGTCGCAACCCGCAAGCTTTATTTCTGGAGCGCCAGCCGGATTATATGCTAAGATGTCTCCAGATAATTTTTCTATTACTGGAGGGTCTACTGAGTATCTTGTTTTTGAAACTATTCCCGCCGACGCTGTCGAAAATTTGTTTTTTGAAAGCGCTGACAGCTATGCCATCGTTAACCGATATCATTATGGAAATGTATTAAATCAATCAGCCGTCAATCCGGCCATTATTAATCTAGACTTCTTTAACTGCTATACGTTTGGAAACGGCTCGGAGGGATACAAAATAATGGACTCTATCACTGGGAACTATCTTACCCTTGGCAATAGATTTAATGGCATCTCCGAAGAGGCGTATCGCCAGACGCGCAATGAGGCAAGCATAACCTATAGCGGTGTATACAATAGGTCTACAAACATCAACAAGTTAAATGAGTTCAACCTTGCCCTCGCAAACTTTGCCGACATGGAGATCGTATTTGGATCCATTCAAAAGATGCACGCAAGAGAGACCGACATCCTTGTCCTTCAGGAGGACAAGATTTCATATGTACTTGCTGGAAAAAACCTGTTGTCTGATGCTGCTGGTGGAGGCGCCATTACTTCCGTGCCCGAAGTTCTCGGCAAGCAAATTGCTCGAGTTGAGGAGTATGGAATTAGCATGAACCCAGAGAGCTTTGTTGCCCATGGCTTTGATCGATTCTTCACTGACGCCAAGCGGGGGGCTGTAATCAAACTTACTGGAGGGTCTGCCGGAGGCGAACAGCTGGAGGTTGTCTCAAGCTATGGTCTTCGCTCTTGGTTCCGAGATAAGTTTGTTGAATCATTTGATGGGCAGAAGCTCGGGGGGTATGACCCATACATGGACGAATACGTCTTGTCGATAAAGGATGCACTAGTAGAGATGCCTGAGATTGTCATTCCATGCGGAAGCCACATTGATGCAGACACTTCAGACACTCGCGAGTTCACGCTCGAGCTTGGCACCGCAACGGGAACCTTCTCATTAATATGGACTGTCGGGCTTATCGCTGACCCCATGGTCTTTCAAGTGATGTACAATGGCGTCGTATACTCAAGTGGCTTTGTGACGTCTTCGGGAAGCCTTGTCGTGCCAAAGGCAGCAGAGTATCCCACTCAGGCATACGTTACCATTATAGTGGGTGGGCCCACGCAATATGAACTTGACATGACCTGCGTATCATGAGCGATGTAACCATTACATACAGCGAAGCAGTAAAAGGATTCCCATCTATTTATTTATACATTCCCGATTACATAATGGGGATGAATAACTACCTGTACACTTTTAAGGGGGGCAACCTATACCGACACAACACAAACAACACGCGCAATAATTTTTAGGGCGTAAACTACCCGTCTACCGTACCGTCAGTATTCAATGCAGCGCCAACGGAGGTTAAGTTGTTTAAGACGCTGGCCCTTGAGTCTGATGCGCCTTGGGATGCAACTGCCCTTACCGACTTGCAAAACGGGTACATTGATGAGGCTTGGTTCGAGCTGAAGGAGGGAACGTATTTCTCATTCATTAGATCCGAAGAGTCTCCAATTAACTTTTTAATGCGCTCAGTTAATGGCATTGGAAGCGTTCTTACCGTTGTAAACACAGGCGGAACCATATACGAACTTGGCTTTTCAATTAAAATAGATAGCATTATAAGCATCGGAGATACCGTATATTTTGGCTCTACTCCTTTGCAGGTTGGAAACGTCACTGCTATTTCAACAAACAGAAAGGTCATCACTGTTGATGCCACTGCTGGGCCCGTCCCCTCTCCGGGGGACTTTATTCTTTATGCTAAAAATCAACAAGCAGAATCACACGGGGTTCGAGGTTATTACTGTGAGTTCACTCTTACTAATAATAATACGCAGCCCGTTGAGTTATTTAGCGTTATGTCTAGTATCTTTAAATCCTATCCATGATTTTGGTTACCTTTGCAATAACTCGTTCTGTTATTAATAACAAGTACACATGATACCCATTCCAGTATTATTGGCTGTAGCCCCAGAGCTTATCGGCGTCGGATTCAGCTATGCCGAACGAGCAAAGCAGAAAAGATTAATGAAAGAGGCTGAGGCTTCTGCCGCTAAGGCCATTGAAGCTGCTAAGGGTAAGATTGAGCAGGCCCCTCTCGAGGAACTTCAGGTCCCCCTTGAGGCATACGAAACAGCAATGCGTGAGTTCACAGCTCAACAGAAGCAGGCTACAGAGGCATTGGCTGAATCTGGAATGCGGGGCCTTCTTGGTGGCGTTGGTCGCGTTGGCGCTGTTGGATCTCAATACCTACAGCAGGAGCGTGAGGCGATGGCTCAAGACCTATACAAGCGCGACGTGATGGTCGCACAGGATGAGGCGCGCCGTCTTGGCGCACTCGCTGGCATCGACCTTCAGGAGGCCGAAGGAGCTCAGGCGGCAGCAGGAGCTGCGCAGTTAGCCATGGACAAGGCTACCGCCGATATTGCCAAGGGCATTGGTCGTTCCATTACCAA